CACCGTATGCAAATCCGGGTGCCATTCCGGGGGTAGGTCCAATTCCTGTACTATTAGTACCAGTTCCAGTATTAGGTCCAGAACTAGTATTGGATTCAGTTCCACGTCCATACGTAGGAACAGTTGAACCACTACTACCTAATGCACCCATAGCAGCTTCCTTACCCATTTGACCTAATGATGCGCCGATTGCGCCCGAGACTCCTGTGCCACCTACTTTACCAGTCGCTCCAGCTCCCATTTTAGCGAGCGCACCTGATGATGGCCCAATTCCCTTGAGTGCAGTACCACCTATGGCTGCTGTGCCCGCACCTATTCCACCTGATAATAGAGCTTGTTTCCACGTCCCTCCTGATGCTTTAGTCGAGGCCGCATTAGCTGCGCCACTAATAGCCATCGCTAGAGGGATTCCTACACCTGGAATAAATGCAGCGGCAATAGGCGCTACCTTCAGCGCCACCTTGCCAATCTTTTTCATTACTGATTTGAAACTCATGTCATACCCCAGGCCACGGAATCATTGAAGCAGTTAGAAATGCAAGCCCAACTGCAAGCAGACGAGGATGATATGGCTGAGTCATTGGGAGTGCTGCTAGAATGAAACAAACTAGCGCAAAAATCAACAGAATGAGTCGAATCATATCTCACCTCAAGGCAGGAATGACGGGCCTATACCCTTCTTCTTCTTCTTACTGCTGGCATATTCAGATTTACCACTCCGCTTCTCGGATAACATGATTGCGATGGCCTGTTTTCTATTACTTACTTTAGGCCCTTTTGGTGAGCCACTATGTAGTTCACCATGCTTGAACTTATGTAATACTTGATCCCAAGGCATTTTAGTATTTCATTGACTTCAAGAATTCTGGTAGCATTTTCTCAGATGGTCCCAATCCCTTCTGACCAACTCCAGGCACTTTCTTCTTCTTAGGATGTTGTACTACCTTTTTCTTGAACTGAAACGCTTTGGGTAGCATGATTTACTCCTAACTCCCTCTCTAATTCAGCAATTTCCTTCTCCTTGTCTTTCATTAATTGAGCCTTCTTTCTATCCTCCTGTTCAAGTATTTGTTGTCTTACGCGCCAAGGCATGAACTTCGGCTTAATTGGTTCAAAATCTTCCTTCTCTACTGGAGCTGAATCGGGCTTGTCCTTATCAAGTAATCGATGGAGTAATTCTCTACGTTCTGCATCGCTCTTGGCAAGCTGCTCACGGAGAATCTCACATGATACACAGGATATAGGATCAAGCCCGAACCATTTGTACATCAACTCTTTTATCATCTTTGAACTCGATACGCGCTTCAATACATTCGGGACAAATTATGAGTGCGCGCACAATCAATCCCTTATCTGGTGTATCAGTCGGAACTGGTGTAAACTCAGTTGATACACTCTTACCACAGAAATGACAAGATAATGTAGTAATCAATGTCTATACCTCGAAACTGGCCGAATCGTATCATCAGATTCAGACTCCAGTTTAGCGGAATTACGATAGAATGCAGTCCAGTCATTTGATTTATTCAATTGATTTATTAGATGTTCCTGAGCTTGAATCTTCTTAAACTCCTCATTAGCTTCGTCGAAGAATGATTCTGCCGCGTCTACTAGATATCTCAAACCATCAATCGGATCATCGCCCTCAAACTCAGCGATGTCCTCAGCAGGTTTGTTATTCTTCGGCTTATCATATGAACACGCCTTAATTGCTTCGATTAGTACAGGGCACTCGCCCTTGAATATCTGTAATTTCGGTATATTAGTTTCGGGTTCCTGTGGAATGAATGAATCTAAATAAGATTTGTATTCAACCATACCACGATTACGCATAATCCACATCGCGTACTCGTCATTATATAGTGGCATCTCCTCCTGATTCATCATTCGGGGATGCCATCTCAAGTATTCATGGATCAGTATCTTGCCTGCTATTCGACTACCAGGAGTGTTGTTAGACAATTCAATTGATTGACCTAGTTCCTCCTCAATCTGCTGTTGGATCGTATGCTCCTGTCCTCTATCCTGTGCGGCCGATTTACAGAATCTAATGAGCCGCGGATTTTCCTTGTCAACGTATTCCTTTACATAAGGTGCCCACTCAGCTATCTTGGTTTTCACCCAATGTAACTCACGGTAAATATACACGCGCTTGTGAGGACTAATGGCAGCGAATCCAACCCATGTCATCGCTGTATAACCCCAGTCACCTATCACAATACGCGGCCACCATGAAGGTATTTCAAAAGGTTCGATAACGTGTAATGCGTTATCTGGTTCGTCTGCAAATTTTCTATCTCTAAACTCATCAAAGACTTGTCCCTGGTAAGCGTCCCAGTCACCGTATAACTTGGCTTTTCGTTCGGCCTCGATAGTAATACCTTGAAGTGATTGTTTGTATGTTGGATCAATATGCTTATTATCTTCAAGAGTTGAATGTATGTAAATCCGCTTATTCCCTCCACGTCCAACGATAATCTTTCCACCTTTGGGGTATGGTTTAATGAATCGTTTATAAGTCCAAGTGTGTCCGATTCCTCCAGGCATTCCGGCTGCTCTTGTAATGCTTGGTAATCCTGAGCCTTGCGGGGCTCTATTTCTTTGGAATGTGATGTAAGTGTAAATCCATTCGGTAATCGAAGTGAGCTCATCTGGTGTATAGAGGCAAATCTGCATCGTGTCGTATTGATGGACATCATCTTCATTTTCACAGTGCCCGAGAAATATCATCGCTCCTTCATTATGCGGTCCATACTTCGTACTAGTGCCAGTTCCGAATTGGTCGGGGCGTGGGAACGTCCAACACATTTCAGTTTTATTGAGTGTGGCTCCGAATTTACGGTATAATTCACGACTACGAGGAATGATTTCATTTCTGAGTTCAGGAAATGTTCGACGCATAAAGACTTGCTTGAATTTGGGATGTTCATGCCAACGATGGACGATCCCGTAGAGAAGTAATACGTCTGATTTTCCTGATCCCGCTCCTCCTCCATAGAATGCTTCCTTAATACTTGTGGGAATTGAGAGAAATAGTTCCTGTTTAGGCTCAGGTCTCCACTCGTTTGGATTAAAAACGGGCGGTTTCGGAGCCAGTTCAATCATGCTAACCTACACTCCACGGCTTCATTCCCTGATCTGGCTGTTGTGGCTGTTGTGGAGCGAATGATGGTCCAATACCACCACCCATCATCATCCTCCTACGCTGCATCATCGCATTTTGTGCCGCGCCCCCACCCATTTGATTAGGATTCTGAATCATAGGACCCTGATTCATAGGACCGCGTGGCATTACATCAAGTCGGCCACCCATCTGTCCCTGTAATCCCTGTATGTTGCCTAATCTCTGATTCATTGGATCTCCTGATGGTAATGGTTCAGGAGGACCTGCCATAGCCTGCTGCTGTTGTTGAATATCTTGTAGTGGTGGTCCTTGCATTGGTGGTAGATTAGGTGCTGGTTGTGGTTGTTGCCGTTGCAAATAATTCTGTAGGAATCCCAGGGCTGCGGGACTCTGCATAAATCCCTGTGATGGACCTATGCCGGGATTAGGTGGTGCTTGTCCACCCATCTGTCTACCCATCTGTCCCATCATCATGCCGGGATTAGGTGGTGGTGGTGCTCCCACAGGTCCTCCACCCATCGATCCCAATCTTTGATTCATTCCCTGCGGCCCCTGCATACGCGGCCCCTGTTGCTGTCCACCTTGTTTACCCATCATATTCGCAAACATAGATGGTAGTTTCTGCTGCTGCTGTCCAAATCCTGGCTGACCGAATGGCATATTTCTCTCCTATTCCTATTTACCAAAATCACTATCCAATTGAGTTACATTCCAGTTATTTTCTTCTCTATCTATTGTCCAATTAAGTTTCTGTATTATCATCGCTATAGCCTTCTCTATTGCTTCAGTAGTAGGAAGTTCATTCAGAATAATTGTTTCCTTGAATACCTTTCCATTCGAATTAGTAAAATTTAAGATATAGATTGTAGGAGGAAATCCTACTAGAGTAACATCTAATGGAGTTGGATCTTTAACAGTTTCAATTGTCCAATCACCAACTATCATTATTTTCTCCAAGTTCCATTTACAGATATGGTACCCAAAAGAAAATCAGATGAAGTGGCTTCTCGAAATATATTTCCATTTGCAAAGATTTGAACTGAAAGAAATGGAGTGAGAATGTTAAATGGATATGAGACAGGTGTAGCTTCGAGTGATACAAAAACAGTGTTAAGGGGAGTTGAATATGTTGTATCATAAGGAAGCACCGATGTCAGCAGAGTGAGGCCGTCTGTAGGGAAACTGAACTTAATCTTTGCACTGGATGCATTACCTTGGACTCTATATTCAATTATGTTATTCGTTGGTACAACCGGAGTAACAGTCGGGGTAGGAGTAGGCGAGGGTTGATTGACATTGACCACATCTCTACAACTAAATATTCCAATTGCCAAGATGATTGGAATGATTGATTTCATGTGACTAATCTCGCTTCAATGTAACTGTTGCCGCGCCGGCTGTAGACTTAATGAATCCACCCGTTACTGCCACAGCACCCGCAGTTAGAGTGAGAGCCGTGTTAAGAGTGAATGCCGGTGTATTGGAGACTTGTAGAGTGGGAGTAGCCGCGTCCGTGTATAGAACACACTCGACCGCGGGTAATGCATACGCTACATTCTGAACCAATGTAACAGGCATACCGATTGGAAGTAAATCCATTATTATACCTCCACTTCAGAATTGGGATCATTGAATACGACTGACTTGATAGCCCACATCGCAGTTTCTTCATTCTTAGTGATTGCAGTAGACCTTTGACGTGAATCAGGACATACTTCCTTGATAGTACGTTCAACTTGAGAAAACAATTCTCTCAATCTAGTGATTGCTTCCATTCCATTAGACGAAGGTTTGTGATAGGCATATGGTTTATCAATCATTATTTCTTCCCCTTCATATTAGCAGGAGCAGGCATCACTTCAGAGCCAGCAGTCACAATGAAATTCATTGAATTCGATATTACTCCATCACCAGTAGATACAACGACTGGATATGTAGTAGGAACAGTTACATCAGTTAGATCGAGATTAGTATCTAGTTCAGTAGGTGATATCATGGTGGTAGGCATTTCAATTTCATTCACGTAGATCAGACAGAGTGAATTGAATCCAGTTCCCCTCACTCTCAGACTGAAACTCTGTGAACCCATTCCCATCTGTGCGGGAATGAGTGATGTGATAGTAATGGCTGGAGGTGTGACTACATTCCCACCCAATATCTTATCAATAGCTAGGTAGGCTTTCTCAGCGAATCTAGTATCCGAACACGCTAGATTCAGTACAGCGTAAACTGCATCTCTCTGCTCTTGAGTTACATTGAGAGGAGGAGATACTAGAAGGACAGGATTGAATGGATCTCGATATGCTATTCTTAACATCTCATATCTCCTTCTCTTACTGCAACTAAGGAGACCCCATCACATAATTCAACTCATTACATTGAATACATGATGAGGGCTCCTCAGTAATTCAACTAGTCTTTAGGTCCCGGTGTGGGAGGTAGAGAATTGTCAATGTCAGGAACCAGAGCCAATCCAATACAAGCAATCCATCTTACAATGAATCTTGCACCGGGAACGATTGGCTGTAGAGAGATGTGTCCTCTACCACCGGGCAATGTATTGTCTACATTACCACCCTGACCGGGTAGAGTGTTATCAGGTCTACCCGGCCCACCAGGTAGAGAATTGTCAGGTCGTGCATCAGGGTCGAATGGAAACACTGGGAGATGGATTGGACCACCCGGTAGTCCATGTGAGGGATATCCGCCACCAGGTAATCCATGTGAAGGATACCCACCACCTGGTAGTCCATGAGATGGATATACTGGTGTACCCGGTAGATCATGCGAAGGGAATAGTGGTCCATCATCATTCCACGTCATCATCACTAGCTTTGAAGGCATGTTTCTCTCCTGGTTCTTGTAGTTATTCATTAACTACAATGGTCTCAAACGATTGTTCAGAACGGAACTGGGGAGCGAAGATTACAAACTGGGGAGTCTTAGAATCATCATTCGCGGCAGGTTCTTGCTGAGGCTCAAGATTCTTAATGATTACACTCATGTCTTTCGCGATGCCAGCCAAGTCCTTGGCATCCGTGTAATCTAACTTGTCTTGTGTGATGGAACCGAGGGCCGCATCGAGAGTTATCTGTGCTTTCTTGATAGCCCGGCGACGCGATTTATTGATGTGAGAGATGATTGATTTGGAAGGAGTGTTGTATGTCGTAGTGCTGGTAGCACCTTTGGCATACGCACTTACCGAACTAGGTGATATACCGAATAGGCCAGCAAGGCCAAGAGCGGATTGACGCCCATTGATTGCAGCATCCTCACCTATGATCTGACGTAATGAATCAGGTACGTTTACATCCCCTTCATTACGGCCATGATCTGATTCAGGATTAAGTACTTCGGTTAAAGGAATCGATACCGAGTCAGTTGATGGAACCACTTCTTCAGATCGATTACTCTTAGATGTATTCGACCTCGGATTGAACGAGTTAAGTTCTTGAAGGAAGTCATCATCTGATACTAATCCAATAGGCATACACTATCCTCTACTCATTAGGATTACATTGTATGGCCTATTATGATTTGGGCAGGGGCCGACCGCCAGCCGAGAGATTAGCAGATCCGAGGCCACAAGTCAAGGGGCTAAGTTGTTGATTCGACTCGACTTAGCCGTCCCCCATAAATCGGGTGTTACCCCAAATCGAATATATACTGAATAACATGATGGGACCACAATATGGGACC